GTTCCTTGACCGACAAGCCGGTGGCCAGCAGCGCCAGTTCGAAGAACTGGTCGTCCTCATCGTCGCCAGCGCGTTCCAGCGCTTCTTTCTGGGCGGCGTAGAACAGCGGCTTGAGCTGGATCGATTCGATCTGCGAGCCGTCGTCACCGGTAATCGGCGACAACAGGTCATGCTTGGGTGGCATCCACGACATGTATGAATTCCTTGGTGATTCTTGAGGGGTGTTGCAGTCCCTTGTGGGAGCGGGTTTTGCCCACTCCCACAGGGTTTTGTGATTACCTTTGGCCGAGGCTTACGGCATCAGCACCGCACGACGGGCATCACCGAGGATGTCGACGCCGTTGAGCACGAACTTCTGGGTGCGCACGTCGATGTCGATCACCGGCACGCCGTTTTCCAGGCGGTTGTAGGTGCGGCAGGAGAGCTCCAGGTTGGTCTTGGGTTTTTCACCCATCTTCACCGCGGTTTCCTCCAGGGATTTCAGCTTGCCGCCGACGGTGTGGTAGGTGAACCAGGTGTTGCCGTCCTGATCCTGACCGCCTTCACGCACGTTCAGCAGGATGTCGTCGCCCAGCTTCACACCCAGTGCGAGCATGACTTCGGTGCCCATGCCTTGCAGGGTCAACTTGGCATTGAGCGCTTTGCCGCCCTTGGCCATTTCTTCGACGATGAAACGGCCGCCACGCATCTCTTCCACATCGAATTCGATCTTCGGCGGAGTGAATTCCTCCACGGTCGCCGACAACGGCAGGCCTTGCAGGGTGGCCGCGATGGCCTGTCTTACGCGGTTGGTAAACATTAGAGAACGTCCTCCAGGAACTGCTCGATGATTTCATCGCGGGCGTTGAGTTGATAAACCATGTGTTCGTTCGGCGCGTAGCGGCCGTAGTCGATGACCACGTACCAGGTGCCGTTCTTGTACTTCTCGACGCTGTTGAGTTCCGGGTGCAGGTACACGCTGCCGCCGGGAATGGTTTCGTCGGCGACCAGGGTTTGCAGCCAGTCGTTGATGCGTTTGACTTCCTGATCCATGAACGACTTGGTCAGGTTCTTCGCCATGGCCTTCTGGCCGGCCTTCACCAGCTTGCGGCTGATGGCGTCTTCCAGACCGACGTAGCTGATGAACTTGCCGGTAATCGAGCGGTTGCCCAGCAGCGAGAAGCCGCCAAGGATGGTGCGGGCGTAATAGCTGACGCCGTAGCGGTTGAGCAGATCGCCTTCGGTGGAGGTGTCGAGGATGTTGTACTCAACGACCCGCGACACGTCTTCGGCGTAGGTCACCTGGTTGCCCGGGCTCTCCCATTGCTTGACCTTGGCCAGCGCGGCAATCGCCAGGCTGGATGGCGCGAGGAATACGTTCTTCTTCGCGGCTTTCGAGTACACGGCAGGCATGTTGTGCACCACCAGGCAACGGTCGAAACCGAGATCCGCACCGCCCAGCTCCTGGCTGTACAGCACCTGATCGGCGACCGAGACGTCCTTGCCGTCCAGCACCACACGGGCCTTGATGCGCTTGCCGAACGAGGCGAACTCGCTGGCCACCGCCTTGGTGCCGGTGAAGCCCGGCGCGCCGATGATGGTCAGGTCTTCCGGGACGCTGCCCAGTGCCGCCAGACCGAGCTTGCGGCCGGTGGCTGGCTCAACACCGCCGATTACCGCGTTGACGGTATCGGCCGGGGTCGCGCCCGCTTCGACGATCACCACGTACACCGGCACCTTCACCACTTTGAGGATCTGGTAAACGGCGTGGTACAGGGTGCCCTCTTCCGAACCGGTCGGATCGAGCAGCGCGTGGGTGGTGAAGCTGTTGATGCGAAACGGTGCGTTACGCGGAATCAGCGGATCGGCCTTCGGCGCGGTGCCGACCAGACCGATGACGTTGTCGCCCAGGCCACCCATGGCCTCGGGGGATTCGGTGGCATTGACGGTAATGCCGTTGTGCTCGAAGTTCAGAACCTCAGCCATAGTCAGTCAGCCTTCTTGGCAGCGGCCTTCACGGCCTTGGTGGTAGGTGTTTTCAGCTCCAGTCGACCGGCGCTGTGCAGGGCACTGGCCTCGACATCGAGCAGATCGAGTTCCTGGCCGACACTCGACCAGTGCCCACCGCCGGTGGGGAATGGAACGAGCACGGTGTAGGTTTGGCGGGTTGCCATTTTTCGTTTCTCCATAAACGGGAAAGCCCCTCGTTGGGAGGGGCTTGGTGGGTGTTGAATGTGTTGGGCGGACAAGAAAATGCCCCGGGGTGCGGGGCGTTTTATTGAGGCTCGGAGGTCGGTGAAGCTGGCATGGAATCGGGCCAGCCTTCCTTGAGCATTTCATCGGAGTACGTGCCGTGCTCGATTGCCTGGAGCAACTCCAGTTCGCGATCGAAACAAGCCTGCACGTGCGCCCTGACAGCCTGCGCAATTGAGAGAATCTGTGCGGCACCGATTTCGACGAAACCGCTAAGGGTTTTAAAATTGCAGCGGTACTGCGGATCAAGTACTGCGGAGAGACCTGTGCTTGCGATCAAAGCCTGACTCTCACGAGAGGTCTCGATGCGCAATCCCTCTACGGCAATACCTGATGCTTCCCGGGTGAAACGCTCAGCCGCAAACAGAGCCGCATAATCGGGTTCGATGTGAGGGAAAGGTAACTTGACCACGTCACCGTCAACCAACTTCCAGACACCGTCCCTCTCTGTTCTGGTCGCCAGAAATACCGCGTCACTGAGTTCAATTGCCTGCTCAGGAATCACGCTATGAATATCGGAGTCATACCGACCGGTCAGGTCTCCGTGCTCATCAAATGTTGCGAATTTCATAAATAGACCTCGTCACTCCGTTGTATTAGCGACCCACTGCAAAGTAGTAAAACTGTGCAGGTCCCTGACCCAGATTACGAATGGTCACGTTCGCTTTACTGATCCCTTTGATTTGCCCGATGTAGGTCGATCCGACGGGAGCGTCCACGGCCGTATTGGGGTAAGTGATAAATACTGACGGGTTGACCATTGGGTAGGCGACCGGAAACGCCTGCAAGTAATTGGCTCCGGATGCGATGGCGGTCGTCATCCCCCACTGGAGGGTCAAGCCTCCGAGCCAGGTTGGGAAAATGACATAGCTGCCGCTCATGTCGCCGGAAACACTGATGGAGAAACCCCAGCGCATTTTTTTCGGGGTCACGAAGGTTTTATCGTCGGCACCTGCATCGACCTGTGCCTGGGTCGCAACCGTCGCAGTGCCTTGATTGAGTTCGGTAGCCTGCTGCGCCAGACCGGACAACGCAGCTACATCAATACTTCCCTGATTGACCGGGGCGTTCCAGGCCTTGATGCACCACATGACAGCCAGGTTGCGCGGACGGGTGCCAACCAGGTGCCCATCAGTAAACAGCGCCGCCTGATTCAGCGAAACCGGGGAGGTGATTTCGCCAGAAGAGAAAAATGCGGCAGGATAGTCGGCCGCAAAGGCAACGTCGCCTCCGAGTACCGGGTGAGACTTCCCGCTATTGTCTGGATTGAGTTTCCACGATGAGGCCGCAGCTTGGATAGCCTGCGCTGTCGAGGTCACTGCATCGTGCGCAACCAACGTCGCTTTTTGCCAGCTACCGATTGTCCGACCAGCGTCAACACCGCGACCATGATCCCAACCTCGCAGGAATTCGCCGCGAGATTCCGGCAACCGGAAATTCCCGGCCCCCTCATCGCCCTTGTTGAATGTAGTGCCGAGATACGCCGCCAGATCCGGATAGGTCGCAATGCTCTGCACACTGCCGTCCAGCTCCAGATAACCGGCAGGAACGACACCCGTTGGAAACGACAGAACAGCACCGACCGGAACAGAGGATTTGAGCTGTGCGACTTCATTGGCCAGCGCGGCTACGTCAATGCTTCCCTGATTGACCGGGGCGTTCCAGGCCTTGATACACCACATGACCGCAATGCTGCGCGGACGGGTTTCCGATCCGCCAGTGGCTGTCGTTGTCGGTGTTCCGTTGCTGTCCGAGCGGTTGCCCCGAGCCACCTTGTCCTGGCCCAGTCCGGCCGGATTGGCAGGCGCGTCAATCTGGTGGACGTGAGACTTCAGCTCATCGGGCGCCCAGCTACCAATCGTCCGACCCGGGTCTATACCACGCCCATGATCCCAACCCCGCAGGAACTCACCGCGTGATTCCGGCAACCGGAAGTTGCCAGCGCCCTCATCACCCTTGTTGTAAGTGGTGCCGAGATACGCTGCCAGATCCGGATACGTCGAAGTGCTCTGTACACTGCCATTGAGCTCAAGAAAACCGGGCGGCACAATCCCCGTCGGGAACGCCATGACGGCCCCCACCGGAACGGCAGATCCGAGGCGTGACACTTCCTTGACCAATGCCGCTACGTCGATGTTTCCTTGATTGATCGGGGCATTCCAGGCTTTGATGCACCACATGACGGAGACGTTGCGCGGACGGTTTTCAGTGGCGGTCCGAGCCTGTCGGGCGTTGTCAAAATCGATACTGGTGTAGGCGTCAGCTGCAACATTGACACCCTTGGACACGCCGGATTTAACGCCGCCATAAACACCGTTGAGCGCTTGGCCGAGCCCAGTGGAATCCGCTGCTGCAATGGCACCGGTCAGGCGCTGCATGGCGTCCAGCTGACTGGTGCCCAACTGCCGCCCGGCATCCACCCCACGCCCATGATCCCAACCGCGCAAAAACTCCCCACGCGCCTCAGGCAACCGGAAATTCCCGACGCCCTCATCACCCTTGTTGAACTTGCCGCCCAGATAGGCGCTCAAGTCCGGGTAAGTCGCGCTGCTCTTGACGCTGTTGTCCAACTCCAGAAAGCCCGGCGGTGGTGTATCGACGGGGAACGCAACAATCGAACCCACCGGCAACGCCGACGCCTTGGCAATCAACGATTCGACTTCAGCCTTGGTGTACGAATCCTTGATGCCGAAACCGGCCAGCGTGTCGGGATTCGAGCCGGCCGTCGCGCGGCCATATTCGTCGACGCTCAGACTCTTGTAAGTCCCGGCAGCAATCCCGGTGCGCCCTGCCAGCATCTTGAATGTCAGCGCAGTAGTGCCGAGGGTGATCGGCGCATTGGTGGTCAGGTGCCACAGCGAATCGCCGTTGAGCGCTCCCTCCTCCACCATCACCGTCAGGCCCGGTGTGACCTTGGCGCTGACGTTGGCATCGTTGGCCCGAACCCAGTCGCCGTTGGCGACGATCCACAGACCGTTGTCTTTCGCCAACGTCTGGTTCGGCAGCAGCACGCGGTCGCCGGCAATCACCGCCACGCCGTCGATCTGCTGCGCACCGTTCAACACCACGTTGGCGGTGGCGGCGACACGTACCGACTGTTTGCCGTCGAGTTTGCCGAGTTCTTCGGCGAGGTAGCTCATGACCCACGCACGTGTGGCCTTGACCACCGTGTCATCGATCAGCAGCGTCACCAGCGAGGCATTGCTGGTCTCGAAAATCGAGCGGATATAAAACTCTTTTCCCGAGCCGGATGTGGCCAGCACCGGTTTGAACGACTCCGGGTATTTGACGATCGCGTAGAGAATCCCGGTGTCGGTCCACAGACCGGCTTCACGCACGTACCAGCCGCCGACGTCCGGCGGAATGGAGACTTCGGCGAGCAGCCAGCTCGGATTTTTCTCGTCTTGGAACAGGGCGTTGAGCGGTCCGCGCCAGACTTCGCGTTTCAGCGCGGTGGCGGTCGCGGCCGGGTTGTAGACCGCGCCGCCGCCGTCGCCGACGGAAATCTGCGTCAGCTTGATCGGCAGGCCCGCGGCCTTGCACGCCGTTTCGTAGGCAATCCCTGCGTTGGTGAGCAGGGTGTAATAGTCAGCCATTCAGGCCCCCTGAGGATAAATAGTGGATGTTTCGACGGTGTACAGCGCCGCCGCCATGAAGGCCTCGCCAGATGTCTCGAGTCCTTCGAGGAACACCGGATAAACCGTGGTCAGCTCACCGCAGAAAGTCGCGGCACCGATGACGTGATTGCCGAAGGCGCTGAGGCCGACCGACACCGACAGCACGTCCCGCTCGCTCTTGGCATCAGCCAGGCGCCGGTCGAGACGGGCGTCGATTTCTTCGCTGTAGGGTTGTTCGCTGAAGGCTCGCACGGAAAAGCTGTAAGGCTCGCCGGGCGGGGTCTGTTCGTACCAGGCGCGGATTTCCGGCCTGAGCTGCAAACCCTTGGCGGCGTTCTCCAGCGCCTTGCGAGTGCCGGCCTGGCGCGCGGTGGGCCAGGCCAGTTCGACGGTCAGGCGCTTTTCCGCTTCCGGTGCGTCGGTGCTCCATTCGGCAACACCACGATCCGCCGCGAGATACGGCAGGAAAGCGACGGGTGTCGAACTCGGGTTCATCAGTTCGGGAAACGGCGGCGCGACGCGATCAAGCAATGCGCCGAAGCCGATGTCGAGGGCCCGTTCCAGCGCCGAGCTGTTGGCTGGCAGCAGGGTCGGACGCGGTGTCTGATCGGTCATAGCGTCTGCACCTCGACTTCGACCGCCGTGCAGTACGGCGCTTGAAATGCGCTGCAGACGATGGGCGTCAGCGGTTCAAGAATCTGCAATTGCACGGCACCGGCGCTGTGCAGCGTGTAGTCGATCCAGCTCGGGTCGACCCGGCCTTCCAGGCGATGGCAGCTGTCGGCGTAGGCCTGCAAATGCTGCTGCGCGGCGACCTTGGTCAGACCCGAATCCGGGCCGGAATTGATCTTGGCCACGACGCGGATCTTGTAGCGCTGAATCTCGGCGGCCTGCACCGTCACCTTGTCGGTCTCGGGACAAACGTCGGGCCGAGCAAAGTGTCGGCGCACGCCGTCGAGCAACGTCGGGGACGGTGTACCGTCGCCCTCGCGGGCAAGCACGGTGACTTGCACTTCGCCAGGCGCGGTGCGGCGACCATTGCCGTCCTTGACCTGTGCGGCGAGGCCGTCCGGGTCGAAGGTGTAGGTGACGTTCACGACACCCGCATCGGTGGATTCGACTTTCACCGTCGGCCGTTCGCCCAGGGTGAACACCTCGCGGCGATACTGCATCCGCGAGCCCGCCGCCGGCGCATGGGGCGCCAGGTAATAGCGCAGCCGGGCGTCGTCGTCGCTCTCGTAGATCGCCGGCACTGGCGGGAATGCCGCCGGATCGCCCGGATCGAGCAATTGTCGCTCCAGGCCCATGTCCGCCAACCGCGCATCAAGGTTGCTGCCGGTGGCCCACCACGCCAGCATCTGCTTGATGCGAGCGTTGTATTTGCGTTCGTGGGTTTGCAGGCGAACGCAAAAGGCCTCCAGAGCCAGGGTCAGCAATTCGCTTTCGTTTTCCAGGCTGGTCTTGAGTTTTTCCGCGCTCTGCGGCGAGCGGGCGCCGACGTACTCGACCAAGAAGGTCTTGAACTCGGCGAGCAGATCCTCGAAGGCATCGACCTTGATCAAGGAGGGTTCGGCCAACTGATTCTGGCCGGGGATCAACATGCTCATGTCACGACCTCGAAAGTCTGTTGGCGGTTTTTCCAGGTACCGGCAAACCGCAGCAGCAAACCGGCGCCCTGTCGGGTGGCGACGATCACGCCGGGCTGGAAATCGCCGATGCCGTTTTGCGGGTTATAGAACGCCTGGGCCGCGTGGCTCTGGGCGAGTAACAGGATGTCGTCGCCCAGGTTCTGCCCCAGCAGCGTGGGGATCAGCGAACCGTACAAGGGCCGTTTTTGCCGGGTGCCCAGCGGCGTGGTCAGGGCCCGGGTCGCGCGCTGCACGAATTGCAGCCAGTCGTCGACCGTGGCCCCGCTGTCTCTATCGATTCCGATCATGGGAAGCTCTTGATTCAGGGGCTGATGACGCGGCCCTGGTGATCCACCAGCGGGCCGCTGAAGTGCACGCCCGAGGCGTCGATGGTCAGGCCGACCGCGCCCAGTTGCAGGTTGATCGCTTGCGGAGTCATCGCCAGCCGTGCCGGGCCGATGCTCAGCTCAAGCGACTCGCGGGAGCCGTTGAAGGCGGCCGGGCCGTTTTGCCAATGCAGCGTGTGCGTGGCGTCGTCGTAGCCGCTTTCGCTGCCGTCCTGATGGACGCGACGGGTCAACGTCGGCACCGTCGAGGTCGGTGGAAAACGGTCACTGTTAAGCCCGAACAACGCTACGCTCTGCGCACCGCTTTCGCCGCTGCCGTAGTTGAACAGCAGACACTGTTCGCCCACCGTCGGGATCCGCGACTCGCTCTGCGCGCCGGCACTGGGGTTGAAGAATTTGATGGCGGGTGTCAGCAATCCACCGTGGCTGACCCTGCAGGTGTTGCTCGCCGCATCGACCTCCTGACAGATGCCGATGCGGCAATAACTCTCGGCGCGACGGTGCAGGTCTTCGATCTCGGCTTCCATTTCCGCCAGGCGCTCGATGATCGGGCCCAGTTGCATTCGCAGTAACGCGTCGAACATCGGTCAGGCCTCCAGCGTGGTGTATTGGTCGGGATCGTCGATGTCGCTGACTTCCCAGGTGCGGGCGAATTTCGGTGTACCGAGCGGGTCGTCCAGCAGGGTCGGACCGAGGTAGAGGGTCTGGTTGAAAGTCAGCGTCCAGGCTTTGCTCGGCTGATCGGCGCGGACGAGCAATGACGGCATTCCATCAATGTTCATCGGCAGATCGCATTGATCGCCGGGCAAGCCCCAGCGGTTGTCGGTGATCAGGTTCTTCAGCGCGGCGATCAGATCACAGGCGGCAAATGCCGTGGCGGACAGCGCCGGAATGACTTGCAGCGACAGCGTCAGCACATGGGCAATCCGCCCGTTGGCGGCGCGCTCTCCCGGTGCATTTCGCTCGATGTCGATCAGCACCCAGGCCTTGTCGCCGGGTGCGGTGAAGTCATCGTGATTGCCGACCTGCACGTTCAGCTCGGCGCTGTTGCGCAAGGCTGTCGCCATCGCCGTGAACAGCTGCGAAGGCTGCTGGATCGGTGTGGGCATGCTTGACCTCCTTTTTCTGATGTCCACGCGAAGTCCCGCCACACGGCGTGCAGCGAGACAGGAAAGTGAAGGGTTTACTGCGGGTCGCGCGGAGGAACTTCGCAGACGCCGATACGCTTGGCAGCCCAGCGTTCGTAAAGGCCGATAGCGACGTCGGCACCGGCCATTGCCGTGAGGCAACCAAATGCCCCGGCGGCCCAGATCGACATGCCAGCGGCGTATAGCAGCATGATCGCCGACACGCCGCAGATCATGCAGGCGCCGGAGCGCAGGGCCAGTCGCCGCAGCAGTGGCCAGCCACGGGCGCCCTCCTTGTCGGCGCGCCACATTTCGCCGGACACCCCGCCCACGACGGCAAGGAGGATGACCAGCCAGATCGGCATGTCCGCCAACGCTTGTTGCTCGTTTGTCATGTCACGCCTCCTGGTGTGATGGATGAGTGGTGTGTGTTGGGTTCAATCGTTTTCTCTTGAGGCAGGCATTCCAAAAAGCCCGGCAGCTCGCCGGGCTTTTCAGTAATGCGCTCCTTCGCCTTCCTTCAATCCTGTGTACGTGAAGGAAGCTGACTTTTCGGCGCTACTGGCGCGGTACGAGTCCATTCAAATTGTTTTTCCGACCGCGGTCCCTGCCCGCCGGATAACTGCTTCTGGTGCTTTACGCTGCACACCCGGGCCAGTTGCCAACCCTCTGAACCGTTGAGGCCGGTTCATCGCTGCCTGTTCTTGTGGAACTAAAGAGCTGTTGTTGCCAGCCGCTTTGTCG